TTTAAACCTCAAAAAATGCAATAATCATGCAAGTAATTGATGAAAGAAGCAAACTTGAAACCATCATTTCCTTTATATAAAATGGATTTAAAGCGTTTGTATTCCAAAGTATATCTGCAATTGGCAACATAGCCAAGCCAAAAAGAATAAGTGAAATTTTAGCGATTATTTTAAGCATTTTTCAATCTCCAATATTGTTGTTTCTAAAGCAGAATCCCTGCCTATTGATTTATTATTATAGTCTATAGTAAACCATTGTGGACAATGTGTAAACATATATTCTTTATGTAATGTAACCTTGTCAAAAGCTGATAAAGATTTTTTATCATTCTTGCTGAACTTCCAATATGTTAATGGGCTAGTTTCTCGATTGTTCAATCTCTTATCTTGCTCTTGTTTAGAGATAGATAACCATAATTTAATAAAGATTATATTTTGCTCAACTTCCCAATCAACAACCTTGTTCATAAAATTTTCATATTGTCGTTGACTGCACCATTTCATAATTGGTTGTAACAATGCTCTTGAATAATGCGACCTATCATAAAAAACAATCTCACCTTTATTTGGCATTAGTAAAGACCAACACTTTAACCAATTAGCCATCATTGATTTAGACGGCATAAAAGAATTCATAACTCTATGTGTATATGGTGGCAAGTAATGGGTAAAATCTCTGATAGTGCCTGATTTTCCTGCACCATCTCTACCCTCTAGTAGAACAGCAACCTTTAAACCTTGTTTATGTATCTGCTCGGCTAGTTCGTTAAGTCTAATTAAATTTTGTAATCTGTAATTCATAATTAACCTCTTGTAACTTTGTAAATTGTTTCAACTAAAAATATTCCTAAGAATGTAAGTAGTAAGTACGATAAAATAAATGTCATTGGTTTTTCTCCTAACCTAAAATTATATATGTGGATATTAAGAATATGGCGAATAGTGTAAACTCTAAAGAAACTTTTAACATTATGCTAACCTTTCATTTAACTTGTTTGGATTAAAAACTTGAACACCAAGTTTTGAAACTTCTTTTTTAACTTGTAGGTTATCATCAAACATAACCTTAGTAGCTTTTTTAAACTGTTTAAGATTAAATAAACTTGCTAATTGTTTACGTTTTAAAATTCCATCGGGCAACATATTGCCTTTAGGTCTTGAAATAATCTTATGTGGATTAATTCCATTAATCATTAAAAACTCATAATCTGCATAAGTCATATTTCTAGCAGTTTGGACTAAAACATAGTCACCTTGTTTTTGTCTACGTCTAACTTGTAAAGCTAAAGGTAAAACTTTGTCTTTAAAAATTTTGCTAGGTATAGCATTTTTAAACCATTTAGATAAATCAAGATTACCTTTTGAATCTGCAACTTGTCTATGTGACGAATCAATTGTTGTTCCGTCTAAATCGAATATTGAAATTTGTTTAATCATTTTTAAAACTTTCTATTTATTTATTTAATATAATAGTTATAGCAATTAAATCTGCATAAGTCAAGCATCTTGTTAAGTCATTGATATATAAGAGTTTTTTACGTTGAATTATTAGCTGTTTAGTAACTAAATGTAGGATTCGTTTTTTGCCCTGCATACCATATATAGTATTGCTTAACATGTTAAGGGTAGGGCGGTTATTAGGACTTGACTTTGCTTGCTCGCGCTGCGCCACCCTCCTCGGCCTCGAACTGGGAAATTTTGAAAATCCAAGGAGAAACTTGACAACCTCTCTCAGAGGAACTATACTAATTTTTAGAGAAGTGATATGGAAAAATTTAAATTCGGACCTATAACATATAACTGTGTCGATGAAGAAGATGATTCAGGTAACTATTACTGGGCTGGAGAACCTCCAGTTTCCTACGATCGTTGGGGTATACCTGTAGATAGGCATGGTAAACAAACTTTACCTTTAGATTGTCCTTTTCATCCATTTCATAAATTTGAAAGTGTAGTAAAAAGCAAAGTAATTCCTCACATAAGTATACCCGCCTCTACGAAATGCTATTTCGATTGGTGTGATGAAAACTTTGTTGTTCCTGATGAGATACTATTCAAGAAAGATATTTGCAAAAAAGCTTTTAAGCAAGTAGGTATTAGAATGGGAGTGATTTCAGAAAAGCAACAAGCGCCTTTGTTTAGGGCACTTAAAGAGGAGATAATGAGTCTTGGCAACACGTAGAACTCAAATTATAAATGCACTAGTTTCAGATTTAGAATCAAATACTGATGTAGCTGCAGGAAATGTACACAAACGTTATAAATATTTAGACGAGGTAAATGATTTTCCTTCTATTACATTTGTAGCTAGAAATGAAGACCGCGTGCACTTCGGCGGTGCAAATAAATTTGCCCGCATATCAGTAGATTTAAGAGCCTATGTTTTTGCTGAGGACCAGCTAGATACAGCTGAATTACTTGCCTCAGATATAGAAACTAAAGTGATAGATAGCTTTGCAAGCAATCATCGCGATTTGGAGGTGGACTCAGCGCTAGTTACAAGCTTTAGAACAGATGAAGGGCTGATGGCTCCGTATGGCATAGGTGATCTGTCATTCATTATCACATACAGTTTGGAAGGAAATCAATGACAAATAAAATTGTACAACCACTTACTACTGTTGATGCACTAAACAAAAGTTTAGATGCGCCACCTCTAGATCCTGTGTTGTTAAGTATTGCGAACGACTATTTAGCTGGTCATGATGTTTCCAAGCTAAGTGAAGAGTATGGAATTAGTGAAGATCGTGTAACCGCAGTGGTAGAGAAAAAAGAAGTGAAAAACTATATAGATTCAGTTTTTGCTACTCAAGGCTATTTAAATCGAATCAAGCGAATCAATTTAATCAATCGCGTCATAGACCAAAAAATGGAGGAGGCGATGGAGACAGGCATATACTCTAAAAAAGATCTGCTCGATTGGATGAAACACCTTCAAGATATAGAAACTAATCTTAAGCCTAAAGCAAATGGCCCAGCTGTTGCAGTCCAGATCAATAACTATGATAAGCTGATGAAAGATTTAATGGACTAAAGTCGACTAAGACTTAAAAATTTCGCGTCAAAAATGACGTATCCCGCGGTGGAGGGCAAATGACGAATATTAAAATTAGAGCGCTAGAACACGTTGCCACTGTTCATGCTGATTGGACTCGTTTTGTGGCTGAGTTACCTGATGTAGGAAATGCAACTAAGCAAGTGTCTGAGCATGCTAAACGTTATTTTAAAGGGCAGTATAAGTTTGAGCGCAGTGAACTAAACATGATGCAAAAGCATATGGGCGATGAGCTGTGTAAACTCGTAGGCGCTCGCGTATGGAATATAAACAAGATTAACCCAGGAAGCATAACGCTACCCCACACAGACAGATTTACTCCTGCAGCAAAAGCCTTTGGAGAGTGGGCAGCCTATGAACGCGGAGACTTTGATCCGCATGAGCGATATATCAGATACTGGATTCCAATTAACGATAGAACGTTAGGACAGTATTTTGAAGCTGAGGGAGTAAGAACGCTATGCGACTGGCGAGCTGGTGACGTATTTGTTAGCCCTAGTGCGCATACACATTGTGGAGCTACTGTTGGAACTGAACCACGATATTTAATCATGGCAGACGGTATGCAGAGTGATGTAGGAGTGATACACGAAAAATTTACTGAATTGAGGATAAGGAACGAACATGAGTAAACAACCAAGAGATGACGCTAACGCGCCCATTCCCGTGTTAGGGTTACGACCTAGTGGAGGACAGAGTGTAAGTATAAGCGGTACAACTGCAAGAAGTGCTGAGATTAATTCACATATCCGTGTGGTAACTCTATTCAGTGATACAGATTGTTTTGTTGAAACAGGAAACAGCACTGTGACAGCGTCCGCTAGCACTTCTCACTTTTTACCTGCTTCTACACTATTTGATATTAGTTTAGGTAGCGATACCTCTGCATCAGATAGTGATAAGTTTATTGCAGCTATCACCTCTTCAGGTACAGGCACACTACGAATAAGTGAGCGTGAGTAATGCCCCTAGGAGTCAGCAGACTTAGTTTAGCTATATCTACGAGTGCGAAAAGAATTATAACTCAAATTGCCGATTTCGCAATATTTCAGTTTTTACAAACGCAATCAAATGATTTAATATTGACTCAAGATGACGAGTTCATAAGAATAAGACAGCAATTTTTTATCGCAACTCAAAGTGGTGACGTAATTATATCACAAGACGATGAAGTATTGAAGGGAAATACATAATGGCTAATGTAAAAATTACAACTCTAACTAACCTTCAAGCTCCTGCAGATGCTGATCGTTTTATTATTGATGATATTAGTGAAACTGAAACAAAGAGCGTCACTTTTGCAAACCTTAAATCACAAATAGACACTATTGCTATTTCTAACACTAACACTGTTAGTTCTAATGTTGATGCTGTAGAGTCTAGGCGAGTAGCTAATATTGCTGGCGCTGTGAGCAGTATACTCACTAGTGATTTAACAGCAAGTAGAGCTTTGGTATCAGGGTCGGGTGGTAAAGTTGAAGTGAGCGCAGTCACCTCTACTGAATTAGGACACTTAGATGGTGTGACTGGAGCAATCCAAACTCAGCTTAACAGCATTACCACAAATATAAATACTCTTGATGCAAACGCTGATGCTATAGAGTCAAAGAGAGCTTCGAACGCAGTTATTCAAACCGCTATTGAGGCCAGAAGAGTAGCTAATATTGCTGGAGCAGTTTCAAGCATTACAACTGCAGATCTAACAGTAAATAGAGCCTTAGTCTCTGGTAGTGGCGGTAAAGTTGAAGTAAGTGCTGTAACTAGCACAGAACTAGCTCACTTAGATGGCGTGTCTGGTGCGATACAAACTCAGCTAGATGCTAAAGCAGCACTAGCAGGAGCTACTTTTACAGGACAGGTAAATTTAGATGATGATTTAGTTATTACAGGCAATTTGACTGTAAGTGGTGATACTACAATCTCAGAGATAACAGACGTAGAGTCTAGACGAGCTTCGAATGCTGTTATTCAGACTGCTATTGAGGCTAGACGAACTGCAAATGTAGTAATTCAAACCGCTATTGAAGCTAGACGAGTGGCAAATGTTACAGAGCAGACTGCTATTGAGGCAAGAAGAGTGGCTAATATTGCAGGAGCCATTAGTTCCGTTCTAACCTCAAACTTAACAGCTGATAGACTCTTAAGCTCTGATAGTAGTGGAAAAATATCAGTGTCAACATTAGCTCCTGCTGATGTTGGAGCCTCACTTGGTAATCTATCTAATGTAAATACAGATTTTGGAACTTTAGATTCTGCTAATTTAACAGTAGATGCGTTTACAGTAGCCATAGGTGATTTAACAGTTTTTGATATGTTAACAGCTCCAGCAGGTGAAGTTGATGCTATTGATTTAGTAGCATTTAGTTAAAATCATTTGCTAAAATGCTCACATAGGTTATAATAAATTTAAATTGACAACTAAGTCACAAAAAATTATAGTAAGGATATCGAGAAATGACAAACAAAGTCAGCGCTTTTATGGGCGGACTCGGGAAAGACGCAACAGGGAAGTTTATCTTAGCAGATAACGCAACCGTCACGATTGGTGCGGCCAGTACTGGAAATGTTATTGTAGGTGGAGAGGTTGTTGCTACTTCTTTTATAGGCGATGGAAGTGCATTAACTGGACTACCATTACCTGATGAATTAGATCAATCTTTATTCGTAGCGGTAGATAGCGATTTTGGCACTTTGACTACTGCTAACACAACTGCCACTGACGCATTTGGAGAAGTTGTTTCTGATTTAGATATACTAGATATGTTAGATGAGCCAGCTAGAGAATTAAAAACACGAGATGCAGGAGCATTTAGTTAAAGGAGATATAAATGCCAACACAATTACAATTCAGACGAGGCACAACAGCACAGAACAATAGTTTTACAGGTGCCGTCGGTGAACTTTCTGTTGATACAAGCACTAAAAATATAAGAATACACGATGGATCGAACGCAGGTGGAGTAGAGGTAATACCCGCTGGAACTATATTAGCCTTCGGTTCAACTACACTCCCAGCAAACTCAGCAGGATATCTAAAATGTGATGGTTCGGCAGTAAACAGAACTACGTATGCACGACTTTTTGCAGTTATATCTACTAGTTTTGGAACAGGAGACGGAAGTTCAACTTTTAACGTACCAGATCTAAAAGATAGATTACCTCTAGGTTTAGGATCTAACAATGACGCCTTAAATGCAGCAACTACAGGAGCCGCTGCTTCTTCGGTTGTAACATCAGCCCAGGGAACTGGAGCTATAAGTGGTAACGTTGCTCAAGGAACTGGGGCTATAAGTGGTAACACTGCTCAAGTAACAGCTGAGGTAGATATTACTTCAGGACAAACTGCAGCTGCAGCTGGTAACTTAGCCGTAGCTCAACACGTTCATGCTTTTGGTAATTTAACTGTGGAGCAACACGCTCACGGAGTGGGTAACCTTGCTGGAGCGCAAGCTGCACCAGAAGTTGCAGGACAATCTGCTCAAGCAGCTGTAACAATCAGTGGAAATACTGCTCAAGTAACTGCAGAAGTTGACATTACTTCAGCACAAACTGCTGCAGAAGTAGACATCACGTCTGCTCAAGGTACTGGAGCCATAAGTGGCCAAACAGGTTCAACTACCCCATCATTTTCTACTTCAGGAGCAGGAACAGCTTCTGTAGGTGGTAAAGATACATCAGGTAATATATCAGTTATAGGTGGTGGTTCTGTAGGTGCACACACTCACGCTGCTGGTAACTTAGCCGTAGCTCAACATACACACGCAGTTCAAGGCGATACAGCTCAACATACACACGCAGTTCAAGGTGATACAGCTCAACACGCTCACGGTGTCGGTAACCTTGCAGGTGCTCAACACGTACACGCTATTGACCTAGCTACTGCTCAGCATAACCATGCTATAAGTGGTAACGTTGCACAGGCTACTGCAAACATCACAGGTCAGAGTGATCAAGGCACTGGAGCAGTAAGTGGAGATACAGCTCAGCATACTCACGCAGTACAAGGTGATACAGCTCAACACGCTCATGGAGTTGGTAACTTAGCTACTGCTCAGCACGTTCATGCCGCAGGTAACTTAGCTACTGCTCAGCATACACATGCTCATACAATCCCAGCAGTGATTATACAGTATATCATAAAGACATAACATGCCTGATACAAGAGAGTTAGACCAGATACAAACTGAGCTTGATCAACTGCAATCGCGAAGTAATTCTAATAAACAGTTAATTACTTCGCACGAAGCAGTGTGTGAAGAACGATATGAGCATATTGTAAAAACTCTTAATACAATGCACGAAAAAATTAATAAACTTGAAACCCTCGCCACCCAAGGTAAATCCTCTATTAGCACTCTTTGGTACATTGGTACTGCCGTAACCGCAGCTGCTGCATTTTTTTATACTATTACGCAATTATTTCCTAGATGAGCTTTTTTAAAATAAGTATCGATAAACTTTCTCAAAGACTACCTACCCCTGTTACGTTCAATAACGCTCAAAAATCAATGGTAGATGGCTTAGAGCAGTATAGATTTTTTGTTACAATTTCTGCTCGTAGAACTGGAAAATCTTTTGCAGCTGCAATACTTGCTTTTGCTAAACTACTAGAACCTGGCCAGCAAGTAATGGTTGTTGCTCCTAACTTCTCACTATCTTCTATCATTTGGGACTACGTTACAGACTTGATTAAACAATTAGAGATAGAAGTTGAAAGATTTAATCAAAAAGATAAAGTAGTTAAACTTATAAATGGTAGCACTTTTAGACTTTTATCTGCAAATAATCGTGATTCATTAGTCGGTCGTGCTGCAAACTTATTAATAGTTGACGAGGCTGCTATTATACCTAATGATGAATATTTTACCCGTGATTTACGTCCTGCACTCTCAACATTTAAAGATTCACGATGTTTATGGATAAGCACTCCACGAGGCAAAGGTAACTACCTTTTTAGTTATTTTAATAGAGGTGATGATAATGAATTTCCTGATTGGGGTTCTACTTTACACACTTGGAGATCTAATCCTTTACTGTCTGAGAAAGATATAGCAGAGGCTAGAAAAACAATTACAAAAGCTATGTATTTACAGGAGTACGAGTGTGAGTGGACTACTACGGAAGATCAGATTTATAAGGATATAAGCGAGGATAAGCATGTAAGTGAATGTGTTGGAGAACGTTTTGTTGAAGTAATAGCAGGCTTAGATGTTGGGTACCGTGATGAGAATTGTTTTATAGTAGTCGGTTATGACGGTAAGAATTATTATGTGATAGATGAGTACGTGTCTCGAGAATCTACAACCGCTGAATTAGCTTCTGTAGTGCAAGAAAAATCAGATGAATGGAATATAGATACTATTTATATAGATAGTGCGGCACAACAAACTAAAGCTGATTTTGCATATGATTACGATATATATTGTGAAAATGCTGTCAAGTCAGTTAACGATGGAATAGCGGCAGTACAAACTTTAATAGAGAATGATAGTTTAATATTTGATACCGAGGGAGCAGCGCATACTTTTTCTGCAATGAGTAGTTACAAATGGAATCCAAACACAGAAAACCCAAAACCTGTGCATGACTGGTGCTCTCATCCCTGTGATGCTCTACGTTATGCAATATACTCTCACCAAAGAATGAGTGCTGTAAGTGTTTTCACAGGTTAGAGTAATTATATTAAACTATTTACGGTGGGGAAATGTTGATGCAATTGTTAATGCATTACATCCTTATTGTAAAATTACAGTTATTAATAATTTAGCCGGTCATTCGTATTCAAATGAACATGCAGATGTTATCAATAATGATAGTAATAAAAAATGTATGATTAGATGGCATGCTACTTATGATTATCCTGAGCCTTATAAACTTATATTAGATGATGATATGCTGGTGCATCCTAAATCTATACAAACTTTGCTAGATAATTGTGAACACATAACAGGTATAATGGGATATAAAGGCGTTAATGAGTCTAACAACTATTTTGATTTGTCTAGAGTGTTTAATTTAAAGGATTCTGTTGATTTTTTAGTAGGGTCTGTTATAATGGTAAAACAATCAAGTTTAGATAAGATTAAAGATAAAGTAAAAAAGATTCCTTTTTTAGTAAGAGGTGATGATATAACTATAAGTTACCTACTAAAAAATAAATTTAACTTACAATTACAAACAACTAAATGCAAAATACAATTGCTTCCAGAAAAAGATACAGGTCTTAACTTATATAAAGACCATTATAAACTACGATGGAACGTAATAGAAAAGTTTAAAAAATTAGGTTGGACATAAGATAGTAAAATAAGATAATATGAATACATTAAAAAGATTTCCTATAAAATACATAAGAGATTATATTAAAAAAGAGTATAAGATTAAAGACAAGTGTTATATATGTGGTCACACTGAGACACTAGAGCTACATCATTTATATAGTGTAAGTCAGCTATTCGAAAACTGGTGTACTACAAAAAAGATTCGTGATATAGAATCAGTAGAACACATCATGTCTTTGAGAGTAGACTTTGCAGAAGACGAGAAAGAAGCTCTTTCAAATGATAATCTTTATACTTTGTGTAAAAAACATCATGTTAGATTACACAATCTTTATGGGCAACGATATTCTAATCACTTAGTACCAAAAATAAAAAATTGGTTAGAAATTCAGAGAGAGAAACATGGCTGAAAGTAAAAATCAAATACCACGTTGGAGAGAATGGCTTTCTGAAAAGTTAAATCCTGCACAGCCGTCTATTGCTTCCCTAGAGCCTTATGCCTCCCCCGAAAGTATTGTAGATTTTGAACAAGCGTATCGCGAAGTTGAAATTGTTAATCGAGCAGTAGAGATGTGTATTAATGCACTCACTGAAATACCTCTAGTTGTTGAAGGAGGTAGTCCTAGTAAAAAAGTAAATAAAATACTTAACGAGAGACCTAATCCTTTTGAGGACAGAGCTAAGTTATTTAGAAGAGCTTTCTTAGATTATTTTTTAGATGGTAACGTATTTTTCTACTACGATGGTAGCGACCTTTTCTGTATTCCTGCAAATGATGTAGAAGTCGTTCCTGATGAAAAAACTTTTGTTAAACAGTACAATTATTTAATATCAAATCAACAATCTCAAGATTTTTATGGTTTTAACAAGACAACAAGAAAAAGTGAAGCTATAGTTTTTGAGCCAAATGAAATTATTCATGTTATGAATGAAAATGAGCTTAGTATTTTTAGAGGCACCAGTAAGTTAAAACCTATAAAAAGATTGTTAGAGGTTTATTTTTATTTGATAAATTTTCAAAGACAGTTTTTCAAAAATAATGCCGTACCTGGATTTGTATTGACAACAGACAGTATTTTAAGTAAAAGGGTAAAAGAACGCCTTTTAGAGAGCTGGAGAAATTCATACACAACTATTTTTGACAACGCCAGAAATCCTGCTATACTTGATGGAGGATTAAAGATTGATCAGTTCTCAAACGTCAAATTTGATGAATTAGATTTCGAACAAAGCGTTGAAAGAATACAACAAGATATTGCTAAAGCAATAGGTGTTCCTTATGTTTTGTTAAAGTCTGGTAATAATGCTAACATTGATGCTAACCAAAAGTTATTTTATCAACATACAGTATTACCTATTTTAAATCAGTTTTGTAGTGCTTTTAGACACTTCTTTAATGGTGGAATACAAATCACCGCAGATAAGATGAGTATACCAGCTCTAAGACCTGAAATGAGAACTGAGGCTACGTATTACGCTCAGTTAGTGAATACAGGAATTATGACACCTAATGAAGCTAGAAAAGGTTTAAGATTGCCTAAGATAGAAAAACAAGACGGTATAAGAATACCACAGAATATTACAGGTAGCGCAACAGACGCTACTCAAGGTGGCAGACCCCCACAAGAGTCTGAAATTTCAAATGAAGAGGAAAGAGCAGATGAGCGATAAAAAGTTTTACTTAAACAGCGTTTTAGAAGCTAAGTCTTTCAATAAAAAAACGAAGTCAATAAAAATAGCTGGTTATGCAAATACTACTGCTAAAGACCGTGCTGGTGATGTTATTACTGCACATGCATGGGCAAAAGGAGTAGATAACTTTAGGCGCAACCCTGTACTTCTTTATCAACACAAACACGATTGTCCCATCGGTAAGGTGAGCAAGATCCAAGTTGATAAAAAAGGTATTTTCGTAGAGGCTTCTGTAAGTGAAGCAGCTGAAAAAACCCACGGAGTGCAAACCCTTATCAAAGATGGTGCGTTAAAAAGTTTTAGTGTTGGATTCAAAGTAAAAGATGGTAAATATGATCGAGAAAGTGACACAATGTCAATTACTGATGTCGAACTATTAGAGATTAGTGTAGTTAGTGTCCCTTGTAATCAAGATTCATTATTTAGTATTTCAAAAAGTTTTAACACTGATGAGGAGCGTAAAAGTTTCTTAGAGCAGTTTACTGATAAGGATGAGACAAAGGCACACATTAAAGCTGGGATTACTGACATGAAAGAAGGTCA